GTGTCTTAGGTTCACTAAAAAACCTACCCCCCTTCGAAGAATTGCAACTTCCACACAACGTTTGCAGATTCCATTCGTCATCAGTGCCACCAGCCAAACGGGGCAGTATGTGGTCAACCGAATTGCCTTCGCCACCGCATGCCTGGCATGTGTAACCGTCACGTTGAAGGATACGTTGCCTGATCTTTCGCCATTGACTGGTGCTTCCATTGTCCTTCAATGCACTGCTCATCAGTAGTAATTCCTTTCCTGATGAAACGCCCATGCCTTGCATGGTGTTTGATAACGGTTTGTTATGTATCGCAATGAAGCGTCGATCTGTCTGAATGGGTCAAGTGTGCCGTAGTGCTTCGATCTCATTTGCCCCAACCCCCAATGCGAACCATTCCGCGCAGTGTATGACCACCGACTTTCCTTTGTAATTATGCGGTTGAAACATTGGAATTCTTTATAGTCCAGAATCCTGGAATGTGCATACAACTTCAAATGGTCTATTGAGTAATTAGCAGCTAAGGCAGGGTTAGCCCCTATCGGTGCGACGAAGCCAGTGATTAACAACAACAATTGAAGTCTTTTTTTATTTATCTTTTTCTTTTCAAGATTATTTGAAAGAACTTCATTCTTATGTAAAACCCTTAAATGCGGGGTGTTGTTGTATGCGTCCAGCGTACACCCCCCCGTCAAGTGCTGAATAACTTTACGCATGGCGTTGGGCGTGTCCCACACCTTTTGCACCCCTGTGGATAACGCCTGTGTATAACTCTTAGCGTGTAATGACTTCAATTGTGCCCCAACCTTCCCGCTTAATTTCAGTCTTTGACACCTGCAATTTACGGTGTTGTTCAATGACCACACTATTTTTGACTGGGAATTCCCTTTCCTGTTGTGCCTGCAATAGCAATTCCCGACGTGTATCAAATACAACCAAACGAGTTTCCAGTTTCAGGCGGTCAGCTAAAGCCAGCCACAACAACCTGTGTGTTTTCATGACATGTGTTGCGTCAGCAATTAGGTCATAACCTTCTTCAACCTTCATGATCGCCTTTGTTCGCATGTGTCGGGTGTAGGCGTTCACGTCCATGTCCTTGATTGCCCGAATGGCGTCTATGTTGTAAATGTGTTCCTTGCCTGTTTTGTTGTTTCGAACCCAGGTTGATTTGCCCGCCCCTGGTGCGCCCATAAGTACGGTGATCACTGGTGACCCCAACCCTTACCCTTGAATTGAATGCCAAAAGTTGAGTAGACCCGACTCATGTTTTGCCCGCAGCAGATTGGCTGCCGTTCTTCATGGATACTTCGATCCACTTCAACACTGATTTGGCACACTGTGCATTTAAACTCATAGATTGGCATTTGAAGTCCCTATCTGCGCAACCCCCATGACTTCGCACTTCGTGCATTGAATTACTTCCACACCTTCGGGCAGATTGTCCGTGATTTTGTGAATTAATTGAACCGTGATCTTCTTGCATTTGCGACATTCAAATTGCACTTTGTCCATAGTTGGATTTCCTCAAATTCTCGATTGGCTGAAGATTGATTTGCGTGACCCACCAATTGGGTTGCTTACTGTGCCGATACTTTGGGCGTTGTGCCATTGCAATGGGAATCCACCCTGCAATGAAGTAATGCGGTGACTGACCTGTTACCAACACCGCAATGTCGGTTGGTCGATCGTATTCATGAATTATCAGCTGACCGGTGACGTACTTCGTCCAACGGACTTCGATCGCATTACCAACGTCAGCCTTGATTTTGAATTTATTTTCATACGGGTTAAAAGGTAAATCGAAGTATTTTGCAACAACCCATTCGCTACCAATTGCTTCAGCCGATTCAACCAGGTATTCAAATGTTCCCATTTCCTTTTGGTGACGTTGTGGGTTGTCCATGAATTTACGATTGTCCACCTGTAATTTGACTGCTGCCAGCATGCAGACGGTTTCTTCCTCACGCGTAAGTGTCATTTTCATCTGCAACCACCACACAACCAAGCAAGTTTTTCGCCTGCCTGCCCGATTTTGTAACCAAATGCGTCAAGTTTTGTCACCAGCGCACACCCGTCACATTGTTCGACTTTGTATTCGGCAATTACTTCACCGTTTTTCATAAGTTTTGCAGTCATGCTTTGTGGATAGATTATTTCGACGTAGTCACTCATTGGGCACGCCACTTTCCATTCGAACCAAACATGTACCAAATTGGTTGGCATTGGTTTGCCTTCTCGCGTTCAGGGCAGAAATAGCCAGCCCAATCATCACCGTTTTTCTTCTTACCTGTTTTCCATAAACGGTGACCGTGTTCGCACTTCGGTGCTTCTTCGACGATCTGACCGCCCAATTGTCCGTCGATCTCAGCAATGGCGTCACGCAATGTTGTGCCGTCAGCTGATGAACCAAACGACGGCGTGCCAGCCAATTCGGCTTCGGCTGCGGTCTTGAAACTAGGCACGTCACCAAACTTTGTTGCCCACGGGTCATAATCGTCAGCCGTTGATTTGGCAACCTTCGTGCTTAGGGTTTCGACCTTTTCCATGTCTTGACGGGTTGGTCGCTTATCCGTCCCCAGCAACAAACCAATGGCGCGTCCAATGCTGGACGTGACCGTGTCTTCGCAGAAAAATTTCTTCATTTGGACGTTGTACGTTGCCACGTTGCCGAAGGCGTAATCGATCGCCGAAGGCTTTTCGTCTTCGTACTCTTTGAAGATTTGGGTCTGAACTAGAATAAAACCCTTTTCAGCATTGAATTCGACAATGTGGTTTTCAATACGCCCTGAAGGGTGTGTTTCCCAAAAACGCTTAATTCGTGCAGCAACGTCTTCGTAATTGTCCAGGAAGCCAGCCATTATTTGACCGCCTTGTTTGCTATGTGGCGAACCATTGCTTTACGGCGTGCCATGCCTTCGCGCTTGCCTTCTTTGAAGCCTTTTGCGTAACCCGCAGCCGCTGAAATGACCATAAGAATGATCACCAGCACCAAACGCCCTAATGTTTCAGGGTCAAGTAGATCAAGTACCATTTTGAATTCTCCCGATTCTAGGCGGTAGGACTACCACCTGACATCAGGGTGACGCATGATTGGCGCGCGGTCAAGAACCTTGCGTGTTTGTCGGCGTGTCGATCGGCTTTGGCTTCGATTTCAGTCCATTGCCAGCAAGTACGCCGCCCAGTGACCCAGTCAAAAAAATTGCCAGGGTTTTCAATAGATCAATAAACGCCGCGTCATTTGGTGCTTGCGCCCCGATTGGTTGCGTCACAAAAATAAGCGCATAAGTGATTCCAATTGTGACGATCAAAAACACCATTGCCAGCGTTGTGCCAATTATCAAAATCAGCTGGGCATGGACTTCTTCGGGTGATTTACGGCGTGCGGGTTTGTTGCGGTTCAATTCCAAGTATGTCGTCAGTGCATGTTCCAGTCGGGACGCATTGCGGCGGCTGGCATTGCGGCTTTGACCAGTTTTCAAATTCTTGACATTCATAACGAATCCACCCCTGATACCCGCATGCGGACTGGCTTAGTGCAAGTGCCCAAACCAAGCCAGCCGCTGCGAATCTGCGGTTCACTTCCCCGTAGAACCGAAGGCTTTGTCGTTTGGGTTTAACCAGCGCAAAATCACTGGTGCAACCGCTGCAACCCCTGCCATTGCAAGGGTCTTCGGGTCAGTAACGCCCGCCATGTATAAGGCAAGTGCTGCTGCCATGAATGAACGCGCCCATGACGCGATCAGGGCTTTGGCTTCGACCATTTTTTTGTCTCCTTCTTTGGCTTCGCTGCCGTTGTAGGTATTTCGATTTTTGGAAATTCGCCCTTATACGGCACGAACTTTGGAATGCCGAAACCGACGATTTCCTTGCCCTCACCGTATGAACGAACCTTCACCATTACCATGCCGCCATTGCGCTGGTCGCCTGTCCCGCTGGTGTTTCCTTCGATCGTCAAACATGTCTTTGAATCGATAAGCCCAACCACAATTCCAATGTGTGAAATGCGATCAACGCCGTCATGTGGAAAGTCCATAAATGCCAGATAGCCCAGTTGTGGCATTCCTGACCAGCGTTGAATTTCCTTGAATTTGTGTGCGCCTTGTGCAGTACCGACAACCGAATGAATCTTGACACCTGCCTGGTCTGCGCACCAGTTAACAAATGAACCGCACCACGGCAAACCGTCTGCCTTTGTAAATTTGCCGTACTTTGTCAGGTTGTCGCCTTCTTCGATCGTGCCGACTTCAGCTGCTGCGACTTCAATCAACCTGGCATTTGTGCCTTGTGGATACGTCACGACAACAACAATTTCGCTTCGTCAGCAGTAATGCCCAATTTGGTCAGCAATGCTTCTTTGGCTGCTGCTTCGGCTTCTTGTCTTGCTTTTTCGGTTTCAACTTCAGCAATGGTCAGCGCAATGTTTGCCTTGTAGTCGATCAATTCTTGACCTTCTAATTTGCGTTTTTCATTTCCGTCATGAATCCAAATTTCATTACTGAGCGTAGCCATAAACT